AACGAGCCCGCTTCCGAAAGGAGGCGGGCTTTAGTCGTGAAGGAAACCGATGATAGCAACTGATAAAGAGATGCAGCTAGTTGCTCAAGTCTCTAATGACATTAGCAGACATGAGCAATATAGAGAGTTTGCGCACCCTAGCCCACACTCGAAGCTGTTCTTACATAATCAAGAAGAGCGATGGGGATATAAACCCGCAAGGGAAATTGTAAAGGGATGGGAAAATCCTCCTAGTGATGAAGAACTAGAACAACTAGGATCGCCGTGGCACGTAGGCTACGGGTTTGCTGAACATGTCAACATTGATACACACATGACTAGACAACTGGCTAGTCGAAGATTAGAAGAACTGTTGCTGTCGATTAATCGTGACTTGTCACACACTCTCACTTGGTACAAGGATGCGTCCTCCGTAACAAAGACAGTGCTGATGAACATGTACTATGACATTGGAAGAGCAGGGCTTCTGGCAAGAAAGAACAACCTGCGGTATATCTCCGAAAGGAAATATGCTTCCGCAGCTGCCAATATGCTGAGAAGCACATGGGCACTACATGCAGACCAGCGCGCTAGAGAACTAGCCCGCAGACTCACAACACAGGAGATTCCAGTCCCCGTAAGGGCACAGGAAATAGTATGAGCGAACGCGAAATTACTCTATACAAGTTTACGAATCAGAAAGAAAGTCCGTACCTAGATAGTTTGCTTGCGATGTTTTACAGCGGTGCCTTCCGTAATTCAATTGGCATCATGGAAACTCAGCGCGAATTCGAGGACGGCGAGGGATACCCAGCTCTGATTCTAGTTGGTGTCGCAGAAGAAGATGGTGAGACTAAGTGCTACCCGCTGGCTGAAGTCATCCCATCTAACAATGCACACCAGTACCTACAGCCTGACGGCAAGGGCGGCTACATCAAGCAAGAGAGCCCACCATGTCCGACAGAGGGATGATTGAGAGCACAAGTTGGTCGCAGAGTGTGATCGACTTGTACACGAACGGAGGCAGCGATGCAGAAGTCGCTGCTTTTCTGCGTGTAACCATTAAGGCTTTCTACAAGCAAATGGAAGATAATGCTGCCTTTAGAGAACTCGTAGAGTTCGGGCGCACACTGTCGCAAGCTTGGTGGGAAAGCCAGTTTAGAAAGAATGTAACAAACAAGAATTTCAACTCTACCCTGCTGACGTTCTACATGAAGAACAAGCATGGCTGGGCAGATAAGGTTGAGTCATCTAGCACATCTGATAACATCAACGTGAATCTAGACGAGCTGCGCACACGCGCGCTTGCTGAGGTTACAAGCTTCATCAAGAAGCACCAGCCCGAGTTAACAGACGCGCAGATGGTGCTATCAGGAATAGGAGCTAACCTTGAATCTAGATAACCTAGACGTTTCTGCTGTCAAGAGTTTGATGGGGACAATCCCCGATATGCCTAACAGCAGCAAGGCAGCCAACACAGAGATTGGCCAGCTTCAGGAACTTATAGCAACTTTACAAAGACTTGATAAACTCGCTGAAAGTAGCGGTATTCACAAGTGGTTTGTGGAAGGAACTCCGTTTGGAATCGAGAACTGCCCTAAGCACAAGGCGTTCTTTGATGCCGGAGCCGTGTACAACGAACGTATGTTCATGGCCGGTAACCGTTGCGGAAAGAGTATCGCTGGAGCGTACGAGGCTGCATGTCACGCCACAGGAATCTACCCTGAGTGGTGGGCCGGCAAGACATTTGACAAGCCTACAGCCGGATGGGCCCTTGGTTCTACAGCGCGCGCTACACGCGACACTGTGCAAAAAGAACTTATCGGACCAGTCGGCGCATGGGGAACTGGTATGATCCCGAAGAATCTCATCGGAGATTGGTGGGCTCTTGCCGGTGTTCCTCAGGGTGTTGACATCGTGAAGATCAAACATGTACCTACAGGCGGATGGTCAACCATCGGGTTCAAGAACTACGAGCAGCCTCTACAGGCATTCTATGGTACAGCTATGGATTGGATTTGGCCTGACGAGGAATGCCCAATCGAAATCTATAATGAACTGCTAATCCGTACGATGACAACTAACGGTATCATCTTCAACACATTCACGCCTCTGAATGGGCTAACCCCACAGGTGGTGAGATTTGCGGAGAAGGCGGACTATCTAGCCGGAGCCAAAGCACTCATCGGACTACCAGAGGTAAAGACTGATGACGAGTAAGGCAATCATCCAAGCAGGATGGGATGACGCGCCGTGGCTCACAGAGAAAGCTAAGCGACAGATGGAAGCGGACACGCCTCCCCATCTGATTGAAGCACGCAGACTTGGCCGCCCGTCAATGGGAAGTGGTAACGTCTACCCAATCTCACTGGAATCACTACTAGTTGATCCGTTCCCAATCCCTAATTTCTGGAAGCGCATGTACGCGCTTGATCCCGGATGGAATAACACAGCTGTGCTGTGGGGGGCACTTGATCCTCAAACTGACACTCTATACATCTATGATGAACTGTTCATTAAGGAACAGCCACCCGCTGTCACAGCTGCCGGTGTAAGAGCTAGAGGAAATTGGATTCCCGGAGTTATCGACCCAGCCTCACGCGGGCGTAGCCAAGTAGACGGCACACAACTCTTGCAGTCCTACAAGGAACAGGGTCTTAAACTAACCGTAGCAGAGAACGCTGTTGAAGCAGGTATCTCTGACCTATGGCATAGAATGACATCTGGAACCGTCAAGGTATTTAAGACACTGCCTCACTTCGCAAGAGAGTTCATTCTGTATAGACGTGACCTGAGAGGGCGCATCATCAAAGAGAATGACCACATCATGGACTGCTTCCGTTACATACAGAACAATCTGAAGCGCGCTAAATCTAAAGCTGATATGGTATCAGTTCCAATGTACAACGGAGTGGCGGAATACAAGATATGACAATGGAAGATAAAGAATACAACATTGAGCTGCTGCTATCTGGCGCTTACACGGACGACGAGTCCGAAGAAGCTGAGCAGGCTGAGGCTGCACACAGACGTAAGGTAGAAGAAACTTACGATACCCTAGCACACAGCATTACCAGCAAGTTCGATGAAAGATCAAAGCGCCGCAGAACAAAGGAATCGCAGTGGCTAACAGCCGCTAGTTTGTACTTTGGTAAGCTAGGTGGTAGTGATAACATCCTAACGTCGGAGACTCCATTCGACCCATCAAAGGTTAGTGAAAGACCTGACGTTAATATCTGCCGTTCTAAGTGCTCCATTGCCATCGCTAATTCAGTTAGCATGCAGTTTGGTACGTCAAACAAGAATTGGGAGATTTTGCCTGACAAGTCAGTAGGAACTCCTGAAAACATCGCTGCTTGTCAGAAGATGTCAGACGAGATCGAGCAGCAGCTAGACGCTACTCGCTACCCATTACATGCAAGACGTGCTATGTGGGACAGAGTTGTACTAGGAACTGGTATCTTAAAGGGCCCTCTTAGTGCAGGTACACTGGTACGAGGATATGAGCGTCTAGAAGGGACAGAAACATGGGTTCCTAGCATTAGCGTTGACCACACACCTAAGGTAATCCGAGTTAATCCTTGGTTCTTCTATCCAGATGAAGGGTGTGACCCGTCGTCTGATATTCCAGACAGCATTGAAGTACACCCAATGACTCCTCTGGAGCTGAAGAAGTACATGGAGCACCCCGGTTTCCGCAAGGATGCCATTGCTAAGGTGCTGGAACAGCCACCTCCTGAATACAATTCAGACACGTGGACGAATTACGCCAAGATTTCTGATTCAAATCCCCACATCTACAAGAACCGTCACGTAGTTCTGGAATACTATGGGCCTGTCAAGCTGAGCCAGCTACAAACACTGGACGTAGAGCCTACATATGCCTCTGTTAACGACGAATACTACGGTGAAGTGTGGGTATGCAACGATCAGGTTCTACGTGTAGAGCTTGAACCGCTGGAAGCTTCCTTCAAGATTCCGTATTACGTGTCTATCTGGGAGAAAGACCCGTCGTCTGTCTTCGGATATGGCGTTCCTCTGATGATGGCTGACGCTCAGCGTGTTGTCACAGAGACATGGCACATGATTCTGGACAATAGCTCTATTTCGTCTGGTCCGCAGGCTGCGATGCAGAAGCATTTGGTCGAACCGGCTAATGGAAAGTGGCAGTTTGCTCCTAAGCAACTATGGTATCTGAACGATCCGCAGGCTACAGTAGACCAAGCTATCAGATTCTTCAACGTGCCCAACGTGACACAGCAGCTAGTACCAATCATGCAGCTTGCGCAGGGATTTGCTGAAGAAGAGAGCGGTATTCCACTGCTTGCTGCCGGCCTTACCTCTCCAGAGGTAGGCGACACGGCTACAGGTCAGTTGGTGATGCGTCACGCGTCTACTACGCTGCTGGACTTCATGTCAGAAGAGTGGGATGACAACATCACATCTCCGCTGATCGGCGCATTCTACGCATGGAATATGCAGAACAACAACAAGCCCGACATCAAGGGGCTATTCACTGTAGATGTGAGAACATCGACGGAGTATAAGAACAAGCAGCTGCATATCCGCGATCTTGAGAAGCTGTCGGTAGAATCAGCGCAGAACGAGCGGCTGGCTCGTTGGATTAATGAT